TATGGTAGGGGCGCCGGGACTCGAACCCGAAATTGGCAGATTAAAAGTCTGCTGTGATACCGTTTCACCACACCCCCGGACTTTTTCTTGTCTCCGCAAAGCCTTGTTAGACTTACGATGACTACCCGCTTTTCTTTTTAATGCCAAAACAACGAAGGGGTTACGTTGCTTGACGATTATCTTGTGCTTCATTTTTATCTCCTAAAACACTATTATAACACCTTTTAGAATCCGAGTCAAATGCTCGGGTATTTGGCAGAGGGTACTGGGATCGAACCAGTGATGACAGAGTCAAAGTCTGTAGTGTTACCGCTACACTAACCCCCAACAAAAACTTGGTCCGCCGAAGAGGAATCGAACCTCTATTAATAGCTTAGAAGGCTACTGTTCTATCCGTTGAACTATCGGCAGTAATTTGGTGCCCCGTGACAGAATCGAACTGCCGTCCCCTGATTACAAAACAGGTGTTCTACCATTTAACTAACAGGGCAAAAACTTGGTGCATCGTGAGAGACTCGAACTCCCGACAGCCTGCGTGTAAGGCAGGAACTCTACCAACTGAGTTAACGATGCATTTGGTGGAGACGGATGGATTCGAACCACCGTGCTGTTAAGAACAGATTTACAGTCTGCCGCAATCGACCACTCTGCCACATCTCCAAAATACTTGGCTCCCCAGGGTGGGATCGAACCACCGACCAAATGATTAACAGTCATCTACTCTACCGCTGAGCTACTAGGGAATATCTTATTATAACAACTTGACTATAAAAGTCAAGCAAAAAATTTGGTCCGTGTGAAAGGATTCGAACCTCCGACCGCCTGGTCCCAAACCAGGAGCGCTACCTGACTGCGCTACACACGGACATATTCATAATTAACGGTTTCTTCATTCTCTCTAAAAACAATAGCACCGTTCTTCAAGTGAAAACGCTTTGCCATTTCTGTCTTAGGAGACAATGTAACAAACCTTTTTATGTATGGCATATTATTTTCTATGTGGGCTACTGCATCAAATATAAGCGTTTTGCCTGCACCTGGTGCATAACTCCATATCGTATAAAATACCGCAATGTCTGGATTGTTTACTTTTTCAAACAACTCAGATTCTTTTGTTGGAACATTGTTCTGATAACTTACGCATGTGATTGCTAATACTTTATCATTTGTATCCCGAAGAACAAAGATATCTTTGTTATCACCTACTCGTTCCGTAGTCGGAATGTTCGGTCTAACAGGATCCTCATTCAATAAACTAAAAAAACTATCTGTAAGAGATTTTATTATATGTAACATGACAACCTCATTATTATTGGTGGACCGACGGGGGATCGAACCCCGACTAAAGGCTTGCAAAGCCCCTGTGCTCCCATTATCACTATCAGCCCAATATCTTGTCACATATTTATGGTACCCCAGGAGAGACTCGAACTCTCACGCCTTTCGACATTGGCTTCTAAGACCAACGTGTCTACCATTCCACCACCGGGGCATCTCTAAAATATGGCGGTCCTAGGGGGTATCGAGCCCCACTCTTCTAGCGTGACAAGCTAGCGTGCGTCCATGAACACTTTAGGACCTATCTTATTTCTATTATAACACCTGTACAATAAATGTCAAGCATTATATTGGAGTATCGGGAGGGATTCGAACCCCCGGTTTTAGTGATTTGCAATCACTTGCATTGGACCGCTCTGCCACCGATACATTACCATATTAGAACACACTCCGTATCTTAACTACGACAAGTATCAAAACTTGTCTACAAGTCCAAATAACAATCTCCGGAAGATTGTCCAACCTGAAATGTGTTTTAATATGGCGTCCCGTACGAGAATCGAACTCGTGTTTCCGCCTTGAAAGGGCAGCGTCCTAGGCCACTAGACGAACGGGACATCTGGTCCTCTCGGATGGTATCGAACCAACGTCTCCCGGTTATCAGCCGGGTGCTCTACCTTTGAGCTACAAGAGGAAAAATGGTACGCAAATTTTTAATGAACAATTGTAGATCTCTTTGATCCATGTGCTAATTATAACACCTTTTAGTAACCCTGTCAAGCACAAGGTTATTAAAAAGTCTATAAAAGGAAACCCTCGGACTTTAGGGGTACCGAGGGTTCTTGTAGTTTAGAAAAATACTATCTTACATCAAACCCTTTGTATACTCCATGTATAATTACGTGCAAAGGCCTCTGGTAGGTGTCTACCTGAGGAATCCTTGCATATAATGGGCTGGTTTAATGAAAACATTTATTTCTCTTTTATGTGTTAAAAATATTTATACAACTATATGTCTTTATACGTCGTTTCTAAAAACTTTATTTTTCTTTATTGCTGCTTCAAGCACAGAAAGATCTACGCCTTGCGTCTGTGCAAATTTTAAAAGTGCAGCAGTGTCCTTGGGGAAGCACATGCCACCGAATCCAAAATTTCCATCTGGACCTGGGACTCTCATATGACTATCACCTATTCGTCTATCTTGCGTAACCATTTTAGATACAAGGTTGAAATCACACTCTGTTTTCTTAGCAAGGTCATATATTTCATTCATGAATAATACTTTAGTTGCTAAAAATGTATTGATAGTATACTTGGCAAGTGCTGCTTCACCTATCGAACAATGTGTTACCACTTTAAGATTCGGTTGCGTCAACCTAATCAATCGCTCAGCTTCTCGTTGATATGCTTTTACTCGTCCCCCAATAAAGGCAAACTCACCTTGAACATAATCACGAAAAGCATTTGCTTCGGTTAAGAATTCTGGAGAATGAACTAGATTGGGATACTTTTCATTTAGTTCAGTATACACTCCAATAGGAGCAGTTGACTTACTAATAATTACACCATCGTAATTTTTTAGTTTATCTAATACTGATAACAAAATGCTTACGTCACAAGTACCATCATCACTTTGAGGTGTTGGTGTACATATGAACACTCCGTCACATTGCATTAAATCATCGTAGGTATGAGTTCCTTTATTAGGATCACTATCTACAATAACAATCGAGGTATTCATAAAGCTTGTAGCATTTGCAATTGCACCACCAACAATACCTAAACCAACTATACCAATCTTAGTCATACGAATCCTTATGTAAAGGGGGACAAGCCCCCATATATTACATCAAAGCTTCTGCAATTTCTTTGATCTCAGTCACTTCGAGATCTTCTTCAACCTTAGGCTTATTAACTTTCGGTTTGCTTGTAACTGCAGGCTTGGATGCCTTAACAGGTGCTACTTTAGCTTTAGGCGCTTTAACTGCTTTAGCTTTCGGCGCAACAGCATTGCTTTCTTTCTTGTCCATGGTCTCAACAATAAGACTAGACCATTGTGCAAAAACACCACCAGTATCTAGAAGATGCTGACAAGCTTCTGCCTTGGTCATTGCCCTGGGCAACTCAATGAGTTCGAGAGGACTATGTCCGCCCTTGGCCAAGATCTTAGTACGAGAAACGATATCATTCGCGAAACGAACTTTAGTGATACCATGCTGAGTAGAAACACCTGCAACTGTAAAATTAGACATTTGTCTTTCCTTTAAAAAATGATATAAATTTCAATTCACCGAGAACTAATGCTCTCAAACTCTATTATATAGCCTTTGTCCATACCTGTCAAGCATTAAGTTTAGATGTTGTTCTTTCACAACATCGCCTTAACTTTGGCTGTATGTTTGCACATTCTGCGGAATTGGAAACCAACGCAATCACAAGTCACATTTCCGTCGGCAGAAATCACGGTGTAAATCTTGCCTGACGCTTTTGATTTGACTTGGAAGATACGCTCAGTGCTTCTATTCTCAGAGAAGGTGTGGCCTACAATAAACTTCTTGTGGATATGCGATATGGGATACAATGGATTCCCAGTTCGAACCGATACATAATCTTTGTCCAGCCATTTCGGATTAGGTACGACTTTACCCTTAAAGGTATTGATGTCGTGATCCTTGCCCAAAATATTGGACTTCCATTTTGTAGTAAGTTCTACTGAAGCACCTATTGAAAAGTTCATATACATTTCCTCAATGTTCCATTATTATATGTGCTTTCGGACAAGAAGTCAAGCAATTCAAAAAAATACCCTAGTCCTTGCTAGGGTATTTGAACGGTAATATTTTATTATTACTCTTTGGTTTTTTTGACGATATCGTCATCATCTGTTAATTCTATGATACCTTTGTCTTCGAAAAATCCCACAGTATCTGATATTCCCTTTTGATACCCATATGCTTTACACGCATAGCACGCAGTCAACATTAAAACTATTTGTACGATATCATAAAATGTAAAGGTTAATTGTTCCATTACTTCTCCTTATAATTAATTAGAATCGCATGATGTACTCCTGTCAATCAGTCAATTCATTTTCTGGTTCATCATATACAAACCAATCCTGTTGTTTTTGTCTCAGATTTTTAAATTGGTTATGCTCTATTAGGAATTTAGCAACTAAGCTATTTTCCAAACCGTATGCTTCTATCTCCCATGGTTGATCCCAATAGGAAACATCGTCTTCGTATTTGTCTCCCCTCCAAACGGTTACGTATCTTGTTTTAATATATCTGTCCTTCATTTCCCCAATAGCCATTTGTTTCAAATGAACCATTTCGTGTGCGAGAACTAAGAACATATGTATTTTCTTTTTGGTCCTACAAATTTCTATAACGAAACTTCTAGGCAGGGGCAACCCTTCTTCTTTAAAGTCGCAGTATCCACCTGCTTGCATTTTATTTTTTATAACAACTTTGATTGAGATGTTTTTTATTAACTGCGGAGACAAAAGTTTATCAGCAAATGATCGAGCTGCCAACTTTAATAGCTTAGTTAAATTTCTATCCTTGGCGCCCAAAACTGATACAAGCATTTTGTGTCTCCGGTGTTTGTTATTTATTATTCATATAACTCATCAAATAATGTTTTGGTAAGATCTATATTTGAATGATCTCTTTTAGAACCAATCAAAGCTAGTCCTTCAAATGTTTGTTCCGATTTAAGTCCCTGGTTCAATTTCAATTCTTTGATATCTAAAGGTATAACAGAATCGATATAAACCAATTGCGAATCTGTACCAACTTTTAAAGATGTATCAGATAATCTCGTTTTGCTTAATTTTAGCATTAAACTCTTATCTTTGAAAAATCTCTCTTTTGAGAAAGATTACTAAAAATACCATCGAATGCAGGATCTGCGCCAGATTTCTTAGGAGCATCATGTCTAATATTAGAATCAGTCAAACCTTTTTGTGCTGATTGCTCAAGGTCGTACAACTTCATCTTTGCTCTATCTACACCGATGACGAACCTTTTATTTATTGTCGGATCATTGTACCTGTTCTTCAACTGCTTTACCATTAGCTGATTTAGATTTTCCATTTCTTCTGTGGATATCAAAGCAAACATAAAGTCAACAGTCGCAGGCAAACCAAAAGATTCTGAAGTATCAGTCAATTCAACATCCGTGTTTCCATACCCACCTCGAGTTGTCTGTGTGGCACTTAGAATAGGAACATTCTCTTCAACTGCCAAGCCTCTAAGTTCTTCTGCAATAGACTTAATTAAAGTATAAGAATTAATATTAGCACCGCCCTTGAATCTAGATGAGGCACAAATATTCAAATAGTCAATAACAATCAAATCTGGTCTAAACTGTTTCTTTAGTTGCAATTCATTCAACAAAGATTTAAAGTGTCCAGAGTGTGCTCCAGCAGTAGGATACTCTTTAATGATTAGAGTGCCTTCAGTCTTGTTTCTAATTTTTTCAATACGACTATCAAATAAAGACTTAGGCAAGTCCTTTAACTGATCCATAGTAATGTTCATAAGATTTGCGTCAATACGTTCCGCAATTCTTTCTTCAGCCATTTCCAAAGTTATATACAGAACATTTTTGCCCTGCGATAAAACAGATGCAGCCACATGACACATGAACAAAGACTTACCAACACCTGTACCTGCCAAACAAACATTCAAAGTCTTGTTAGGCATACCGCCGTTAGTGATCTTATTAAAATAATCTAGATCAAAGGGTATACGAGATTCTACTCGGTGGTAAAACTCATATCGTTTATCTGCACTTTCAATATAGTCATGTCCAACATTATTGTCGAAACAAACACCTAGTGCTTCTTGTAGTAATTGTGGGATGCCGTCCTCGGTCCTTGCTTTGTCTCTTCCATCAATGATTGCAATAGATGAAAGGATTGCATTATAAATTGCCTTGTCTTTACAGAATTTTTCTGTCTCTTTATACAACCATTCCTTATTATGATCTGTGCTATCTAATTGTTGTACATACTCAGCAACTTCTTTATACTGTTCTTCATTTAAACTTTTATCATTTTGTATAGCAATAATCAAGGCATCCTTACTAGGGATTGCATTATATTGGTCTATGAAATTAGTAATCTTATCATAAACAATTTTATCATTATTCTCTAAAAAATAATCCCGCTTTAAAAACGGGACTACTTTTCTCATGTACTCATCGTCATTCGCTAGATTCTGCAGAATTACGGTTTCGATTTTCGTACTCATCCATTGCCTTCTTTAAAATATCTTCTATAATAAAATTGAGAACCTTATCAAACTCTGGGCCAAAGTCTTTGTCTTTTTCTTTACCCTCAGGATATTTTACTATCGTATAGTCTAATACTAGACCATCATCATTTTCACCTGTTTCAAGTTCATTGATACTTAAAGCAGTACCTTCAAATTCTCCATCTAGAATTTTCACACCCCAGATTTCAATATCTTCTTTAACCATTTTCCATGGTTCATACTTCACTTGCATTTTCGAACTCCTCTTCTATTGAAACATCGTCCGAGGCCATCATTAGATCGCCTGTAGACATTTTATATCTAGACTCAATATAATCTCTAAAGGCTTTGTCTGTCAATATCGGCATCCAAAACTCTTTAGTGTAGGTATCCTTTTGTCTATATTTTTGCTCTTCGCCCTTTTTAGAATACCAACCATTCGATGGCTTAAATACGAAACCACCTTCCATTGCTACATCTAAAAGACCAGACCATTTGCTGATGCCTCCATCAAACAATACTTCAACCGGAATCTTAGATTTTTCTCTTACGAATCTAGATTTTTCTACATTGATAATAAAGTTATAGCCTACAACATCTGAGCCATCTTTTTCTTGTTGGCGACCAATAATAAAAATATTATCTGCAGAATAGTAAATACCTGTACCGCCAGAAACAATCTGTTTAGGATACAATCCAATTTCAGAATATGTATGGTTGACAACAACTGCAGGGATATCTTTGATTGTCAAATGAGGTGTAATCATTCTAAACAAAGATTTCATTTGCTTTGCTCTGGTCATGTCTGCAACAGACTTACCTTCAAGCGCATCATCAACTTCTTTCTTAGAAGCAAGGTTACCTACAGAGTCAACTACAATAATAACATGATCGCCTCGTTCAATATTATTGATCTGAGACATAACGTCAAATTTTAGTTGTTCTATATCGGTGATAGGTGTGTGTAATACTCTGGCGGTATCAATCCCAAAGGAATCAAAATAAGATTGAGGGCTACCAAACTCAGAGTCATAAAATAAAACAATAGCATCTTCATATTTGTCCAGATAAGATTTAGCAAGTAAAAGGGAAAACGCAGTCTTAAAATGTTTAGAAGGGCCTGCGAACACTGTTAACCCTGGGGTCAACCCACCTTCTAAACTACCCGATAGGGCAACATTAACCATTGGAACTGAAGTTTGAATCATATCCTTTTTGTTAAAGAATTTAGATTTGTTTAGAACTTCTGTTTCTTTGATTGTAGAATTCTTTTTCAATTTGTCAAGTAACGACATAATAACTCCTTAAGTATATTGTATATTATAATATGTATTGTGTAGTTTGTCTATATTATTTTAAACCAGACCATTCTGATAGGTTAGGTTTGGCTGATTCCATTTCTTCAAATTCTTTTGAAGCAGGATGGAAATCTAGTCCTGTTGCTTTCTCTACTTCATTAATAGATGTAGCATATTTGGGAAGGTCTGCTACAGGCAAAGGTTTGTTAGGTAGAATAAATCCAATTCCCTTGGATGTATTTTTATCAACAATTACTTTCCATAAGCTTGCAGGTACACCTACTTTATTTTGTCCAATAGTTAATGACTTGTCTGTATCATAAATTGTGCCGGTTATAACATATATGTCTTTACCTTCAATTGCCCAATTACGAACATACGTTTCTAACTGTTTCCAAATACCTCTATTATGATTTGGTACTTGAGGAACCATGTTGGACAAAAAGAATGACTCACTCATAATAATTTCATTCTGAGTATTGTTTGCACCGGGTGACAAATGTCCTCGGTCATATGGCTTACCCGCATAGTCAGCTAATTGTGATTGATGTTCTTTTGCAATTGCTGGGTCTGGTCGAAAATCATCTTTTCTTTTTGCAGGTCCTTTGATCGCTTCTACAGTAAGATGTTCTACAACATATTCTGCAGTCTTTGTATCATATCTATAATGTATTGCATAGTTTGTTTTACACAAATATTGACTGTTTGTTATTTTACTTACAGGTGCACCATGTAATACGAATTGGGGGCAATTATCATCTATAGTATTAGCGAGTAAAGCTAGAGGTAATAGTAATATTGCTAGTAATAATTTTTTCATCCGAATAATCCTTCTAAGGTTGCTTGCGGCTTTGCCGACCAACCAATACCGTTCAATATTGTATTCATGGGTTCTAGAAAAGATTTATCAAACATTGTTTCGTAGTCTGCAAATTTTTTCAAATCTAATTCGGGCGGTATAACAGTATTAAATGCTATACAGTTCTCACCAATAGTATTGGGCTCTTTTAAATATATAAATTTAATTTTATCACCTTCTTTAATCTTTTCATATCTTTTATCTAATCCCATTTTTTCAAGATAGAAATTATAAAGAAGTGCTCCCCTGACATGCATCGGGGTCGCCTGTTTATATATATTTGCTCTGTCAGTATATTTATTTAACCCGTTAACGCCTCTAGGAAAAGATATATCTTCCGGGGGTAATTTACGATACTGTTCTTCAAAATTACGAATATATTCTTGCAGGTTTTCTTCGGTATCTGTTAGTGCCATTTTAACCGCTTTTCGCAAACCATCTCTAATAGGTTCAGGTGTAGATGATCTGACAATTTCTAATCCCATCACCTTTAGCTTTGGTTCAGCATATTGAACACCTTCGTTATTATATACATTCAAAGCATAACGTTTCTTTGCTACCCAAATGCCTCTATCTGCAATAACCTCTCGTTTGAAATAAACTTTGTTTTCAAATGCGTTGCTGTAATCTGCAATTTCATTACTACATTGCATTAGGAATTCTTCAATTTTATCTTTACAAATTTTATCCAATATACCTACTACTTTATCTCCAG